ATCGGAAAGCCAGCCCAACATGTACCACGAAGAAAAAGGCTTGATGCAGGACTGCCAGTGCATAACTAAATTGCCTGCCTAATCACCAGGGCAAAGACTTTGCAATATTGAGCTTTGCCCCCCCCCTGGTTATGAGTTAGTCAATTTAATAACCTTAGATATGACCAAATGTTTAGTTTCGCTGTTCATCCTTGAACAACCATTACAACAATTTACACTAAGGGGAGAATGTTATAATTATGAAAGGCAAAACGATTCGTTTCTACAACAGATTTGGAACCCATATGGGCTGGAAATACCTTGCCAATGTGACATACTTTGAACTGCTTAACTGGCTCAAGGCAGGCAACACATTAAGATTTCAGAAACAAATCCTGACTAAGGACTCTCACAGTAATGAAATCTTCAAAATCTTGCGGAGATCATAATGACAATGACATCAGAAGAGATTATGTCTTTCCAAGGGCACGAGTTTACCTACGTGTTCGAAGATAACGATACAATGTCAGCATATGTTAAGAAAATAGACTTAGAAAAAGAACTATTATCTTTCTGGAGCTTTTCACTAGTTACAGATAGCGGATATGAGTTTGAACCACTAGATGATGAAGAAAAAATTGAGGGTGCTTGTTGTTTAGGTTATTCAAATACATTAGATAAAATTATTGAATTTATTACAGAAATAAAAACTATTAGAAAACATTTATCTAAACAAACAGGAATTTATTTTGACGGATGTCCATTCTAAGGAGCTTAGACATGAAAAAACTCTGTCCAATTTGCAACACCCTCAATGAAGCAATCGGCTTCAACTTAACTGAAAAAGAAATTCATAACATTCGTAAGATTGGTTTGTCCGAACAGCTTTGCAAGACCTGTTACCAGAAAGAACTTGCAACCAGGCTAGAATCTACCAAAGCTACTTTAATTCCGCTGAACAAAGAAAAAGAAATTACTCAGACTGCATACCATAAAGCCTATGAAGCATGGAAAGAAGTAGCCAGCATTTATCAAGCTATCGATTACAATCTCAACATGAATAAACATGCAATCAAAATGAAAGAATCAACCAAGATAAGAGTGCCAAAAACTAGTGAACCAGTCAACATTGAGCTTCTTTGCCAGCAGATTCTTTCTACCCTAAGTAAAGAACAACAACAGGCTATTATTCAAACCTTTAAAGCAACTCAAACCATAGGATAACTAAAATGACTAAAATAGACCAACTATTTATTAGAGCATGCAAAAGTAAAGATCCTTATAAAAGACTTAAATCTATTCGTCGTCGTTTCTACATTCGCCTTAATGATGATGACAAATATATTACAATGAAATTGGCTGAAATATGTGATACATACATTCCAGTTAAATCCATTAAAATATTTGAGGACCTTACTCATCCATTTGTAATGCGTAATGCCACTATTCAAGAGAAGTTATTTCGTCTTTTCTTGAATAATATTAGATTTGCTGAAATAACTGCATTTCCTGGCATGATACCGCCTGCGATGTTTAGAAAAGTTAAAGATTAAATATTTTCCAATTAATAGGAACCATTACAATGTCAAGCCCAATCATTACATTCCGCTTCACAACCTATCAACTTGCTCGTGGCCTGCAAATTGTCCGCAGCCTGGAGCCGAACTTCCAACTTACTAGTCTTAGCCAACTAGTCAAGATCATCTATACTGATTACCTGGCAAAAATGACCCTTAGCCAAACAGATGAAGTAAATCCAGACATTATGCAAGAAACCCAAGTTTTTATCTTAAATCCCAGAAAGAGAGAAATCAACTTGATATCATTGGCTGATGAGGAAAACTTCACTCATCAGGAGGTATAATATGAAAAGAATACACGTAAACAATATTGTTATATGTAAAACATATTATGCAGTATGTGTGGGTTCAATATCAGCAATACAATTTGAAGAGATAATGATACCTAAAGATACAGTACATAATTTCAGAACAAATTTTACTTATGCCTGGTACTTGTCTGATATTGGTATTGAATATGAAAATGAATCATATATAAACAATCTTAATCGAGTATTTGATACGGAAGAAGAAGCTAAGAATTGGATAAGCACTGAAGAGTATAAACAAGATTTAGAACGCCATTGGAATGTGTGTTCTTTTGGTAAATAACATCAGTCAATTAATAAAGGAACCAACTATGAGTAAAGCCCGCGTAGTTTCAACCCGAATGACTATTGAAGATCTTGCCAAAGCTCGTGATGGCCTACTTGCTAAAGGCATAGACCCAGCTGAATTAACAACTAGTCAAATTATCAAACTTACTTTTTATTATGGAATCATTTATCTCTGCCAAGATCCAAAATCTCCACCGAGTCAAGAATCCATAGACTTTGTAAGGCAGAAATTCAGCAAGACAAAAGTAACCAGGAGAATGCTCTTAACTGATCTGGAATAATAATCTTGCAAGATTTTAAAGAACTCACAATCAAAGGAGACATAAAAATGATAACAAGAGATAATATGAAAACAATGCTTGGAGTTGAATTTGATTACATTGACAGGAATGGAAGTATAACAAAGGCTTTTGTAAAAGTAGTTGATCCACAGAAAGGTATATCTTTATTTTCATTATCTGACAGAACAGAAGATGGTTTTTGTCCAAGAGATGAAGGATTTAAAACTGAACAAGATGGTACTTGGTGCTTAGCATCTTTAGACTTCTCAGTAGAAAGGGAACTTGAAATTGCTTTAATGGATTTAAATGAAATTAATTCTACAGGAAAATTAGCCCCATTTAAAAGAGTAGAATCAGATTATGATGGCAGTAATAATATAAATTGTATTTTTAGTTAGGAGTACTCATAATAAAGGACCAAAAACAATGAAATTAATATTCAAACTTCTTACAGCCCTTATCATCTTAATCCTATTCGGCATTGCAGGAGAAATGGATTATCAACATACCATCTCGCAACAAGAACCAGTAGTTCAATATTAAAAGGAGCACTATTATGTGGGACTTCACTAAGAATGCGCAATATTCTTTTCGTACTTTTTATATCCCTGAACGTATGATGTATGGATTGGAGCGTTATATTGAGGGGCACATTAAACCAGGAGGTTTTCTCTCAGCAGTTCTTAAAAATGATCTTCGCGGCGCTATTAACCATGCAGATAACGAAAACATTCAAAAGCTGCCAGCATACATAGAATTTTTATATAATGAAGCACCAAGCTTATGTTGTGGGAAGTGAAAAGAAGTTTAACGACTGGTTAAATAATAAATAATCACCATGAAAAAACTCCCACACTATAAGACACCAACTAACTTTCTTTGTCCAGCCTGCAATCAGCCCTGTCGCATAATTGCCTTAGACGATTCATTCAGTTATTCTGGCACTCATTGCACTTATGGCCAAGCTGGCATTCACTATCCATCTGATTATGGCTCACCTGTAACTGATTGCTGCGAGGCAGACGTTCCAGATGCTGAGATGGATGAACCAGATTATTATGATTATGGAGATTAAGTTATGGTAATGAAATATAAAGGCAAGACTCTTACCACCGAACAAGAGTCGCATGTCAATACCATTCTTGATGGAAACAATTATGCCATCCAAGCACCTCCTGGCAGTGGCAAAACATTCTTACTCCTCGCTATGGCGCGCAAAATGTCAGGATACGGATTATCAATTTCATTCAACAAACTTCTCGCTCAAGAAGCTGTAACCAAGTTTTCTAGCAACATAATGTGCAAAACTGGCCATGCCTTAGCATACGGTGCAATTGGTTACAAATATAAGAAGAAGCTCAGCAAACTGACAGGCAAACAACTAGCTGATACTTTCGACATTGGAGAATGGCAGTTATATAACAGTCCAGCCAACAAAGGATACCTCATTCTAAATACGATCCGCAAGTACTGTTATTCTAGCGATGAAGTTATTCAATACAAACATTTGCCAAGATTAACAATTCTTCAGGATGCAGACCTGGATATTATGCGTGAAGATTTGGTTCACCATGCCAATCTTGTATTTAATGAAATGGCTGATGTTAATAAGCATATGCCAATAACTCATGATGTTTATCTCAAAATCTGGGCATTAACAAACCCAATCATTAACAAAGACTTTATCTTCTTTGACGAATATCAAGATAGCAACCCAGTTATTGCACAAGTAATCAAGAATCAAAGTTGTCAAAAGATCTTCGTTGGAGACTGTTTCCAGCAAATCTACAGTTGGAGAGGTGCAGTCAATGCCTTGCAAGACGAGAATTTGGCAAAGCTATACATTACTAGAAGTTTCCGATTCGGTGAAAACATAGCCAATATGGCAAACACTATAATCATAGGCTATTATCCATATCAGTTTGCTTATGTGCCATTTCATGGCAACGACGATGTTGTTTCTTCTATCCATTACGAGCCCCTTCCAGCTGTGGATGCCATTCTCTGTCGAACAAACAAAGGAATTATTGCAGAAACAATCGAAGCTCTTGATAAGAATCTTTCTGTCCACATCCTGGGAGGTACTCAACAACTTACATATCTTATCAACTCTATAATTCAGCTCAAACTCCAGGGATATTCAAATCATCCAGACTTATTCCTTTTTAAGAACTTTGTCGATCTAGTCGAGTATGCTAATTCTCCAATGGGCGGAGATATTAAGCCAATCCTAAAATTAATCGAACTCTATGGCAGGGAACGCTTATTAAGTATTCTAGAGTCAACTGTGGAAGATCCAAACGAAGCCGACGTAACCATAATTACGGCCCATAAAGCAAAAGGTCTGGAGTGGCCTAGAGTGAGGCTAGCTAACGATTTCAAGGTTCCCAGCGATCAGGGCAACCCTACTACTGAAGAAACCAACATATTGTATGTAGCCGCATCCAGGGCACTTCATCAACTCGATGTAAGCAAGTGTGAAGCTTGCTGGCCACACACATTTGACAAGGCTCGAAAGGTTGCCTATGAACAATGGCAAGTAGATCAAATGACAGAAAAGGAGACTAAGCATGAATACAAAACAACAGAAGATAATTAATAACTTATCATTTGAGATATCCAGTGCTTTAATTTCAGCAGATCATTATTATTGCAGTCAAGAGTCTGATCGAGATAAGATTGAAGCATATCATAAAGGTTATATGCAAAGGGTTGAAAAATTACGAGTCATTCGTGAACAACTAGAAAATGAATTTACAACTACAATGTATGATCCAAGATAAAGGAGTTAAATTATGAACAAACGACAACTAAAGAAAATAATCACCCTATATCGAGAAGGCTTATCTTGTGAAATCTGCATAGCTGTTATTGTGGATTTAATGAAGGGAAAAACTCCATTAGAAATAGGAACTGCAATTCATTCTTTTTATGAATTAATATTTGATCTTGATGTAAAGAAAAGTTAAATTAAAGCATAAATAACTAAAAAGGAGATTATAATGAAAGTAACAGTAGAATTAGATTTTTATGATGTACAAGAAAACGGATTTGAAACAGCTATTGAAAATGCTATTATTTATAAATTAACATCTGATTTTGAAAAACGCGCAGAAGCATTTATTTCTGATAAAATTAATATAATGCTTCAATCAGCAGTTGAAGTTACTATTGAAAATAAAATGCGAAATCTTTTAAATGAGGATGTTGTAATCACTGATAAGTGGGGAAAGAAAATATTTGTTGGAAGTCCTGAAGATTATATTAAAAAGCAAATGGATGAAAAATTATTATCTCCTGTAGATAATTCTGGTAAAAAACTTTCAGGATGTACATCTTCAGGTCAAACTTGGCTAGAATGGAATATTGAAAAGGCAATAGAATCTACTATAAAAACACTAACTTCTGAAACTAGAAGTAGTGCCTTAAAAGAATATACAAAACTTTGTAATGATATTCTTGAAGAAATTAAAATGAGTTCAACTCATGATGCTTTATCGAAAGTTATGAAAGATATTGTTAATCAAAAGTAAAAATTTTTATAACGGAGCCAATTGTGAGCAAACGCAAATTCTTGCCAGAACTCTTCGGAATGAATCTTTACCAGACTGGTCGCAACGAAACTTTTTATGCCTGGAATCATAAACATGCCATTAATAAAAGGCCAAACGAATTGATTTATTTTATTACAGATGTTGGGAAAAGAATATTAATTATTAATAAATAATTTAAATTAAAAGGGGCACTTAAATGTTTGAAGGAAAGAGAATTAAATACATTAGTCCAAGTGGTAATTCATATGATGCTATGGTTGTTTCTTGTGTAAAAGATATAGGAATAACATTAGTAAATGCCGATACTTCTTCACAATATCTTTGGTGTTTACAGAAGCTAGAAAGGGTATAATAAATGGTATTGTAGATAGAACTCTTGAAAAGATAGGAGGATTTGCTTCTTCTGAGTCTTGTCTATTTGGACAATAAGGATACAAATATGATCATTAATAATAAAATAATAATAAGTATTGGTATACTTTTTAGTGCTATTATAATATTTTTTGCTTTTAAAGCTGACTTAGAAAAGAATAAAAGAATAGCTGAACTGAAAGAAAGGGCAAACTTAGTGCCAGTCGTAACTGTTGACGCACTAGGCATTTGTAAAGTAACGCAAGGAGGCAAAACTTACATGCTGATTGATGTTACTAATGAAACGAAAGCACTTGATGAGGTTAAACAAACTATTAGTACGGAGAAATAATGTGCGAAAGATTACTCGAATACTTCATACTCTTCTTACTCGCCTGTGTAACCTTAATTCTTTTTTTACGCGAAAAAGTAAAAGCTCTTATGATCAGGATAGAAAAATAATGCGAATAGCTAGACTACATATTTGGAGGGTAAAATGAATACTGTAAAAAATACTTTAATCTTTCTAGCATCTTTTATAATCGTAGGATTATTTGTCCTTCTTATTGATCAATTGTACCCCACACCTCCGATTGATCAAGCAGCTTTTCAACCTTATTCTAATAGAAATGTTATTACAAGTTTGGATAAATAACTTGGATTTACCTATAAATTGAGTAAGTATTTAAGGATTTTATGAAATAGTAAAAAGGCTAAAAAAGTGAAAAGAGTGCTTGACAAGGGCGATTTTTTCTGTTATTGTGGTCGAATAATACCGGATTTTACCGGAAAGCACCAAGGGACGTAAAAAGCCGTTTTCAAGTCGGGCATGTCGCCCATTCTACAAACCCACTAATTAGGAGAATCAAAAATGAGCATGATCAAAGTAGTTAGCAACCAGGCATCTCGTGAAATCACCGTAACTGAGCCGGCAGTATTGAACCTCGGAACTATCGAAGAAATGGTACAGGCGCTCGGTGAGGATCTTACCGTGAACATGATCAAGAACCAGCTGAAGGTTTCTTTCCGCGCAGTTATTCGGCGCAAACTGGAAGAAAAAGATGACAATAACGAGTTCAGCAATACTGACGAAGCCATCACAGCTGAAGACTTCAGCGACTGGAAGCCGACTCTTCGCATTACTAAGACTCCCGAGGAGAAAGCTCTGGAAGCTCTTGGTAATCTGCCTCCGGAAGTTCGTGATGCAGTTCTGGCGCAGTTCAACAATCGGTAAGCTTGCCTGACAACTTGGAAAGACAAGTCGTATAGGACACGCATACGTTAAAGCGAAGTGGGGGTCGGTGGAAGCCCGACATTTCTTATTTGCTTATATTAGTAGTGGTGGCGAAATAAAAAATGGTAGACGCAGCCGATTGTGTCCATAAGTAAACCTAGCCCATGTTTCTATGGCCGGACACAGAGCGAATAGTGTAATCGAGGGTAAAGGCTATTCAATTGCAGGTTCAAATCCTGCCCACTACTTTTTAACTCTTACTGCCGGAAACGCATTGGATAGCAAGTCCATGCGCACCATTCGACCTGAATTGACAGGTATCGCCAGCATGACGATGTTGGAATCGGCTTCTTAGTAAGATTCAACGAGAGGATTTCTCAAATGAATTTTTACGAAAAAATAGACTATAGTGCATTATTCACTTATCAGTTATGTCCACGCAAGTTTCTCTTCCAGTATGTAATGCATCTCAAACCAGCTGGACAGTCCATCCATTTAGTCTTTGGCTCCTGTTGGCATTATGGCCTTGAGGCTGCTTACAACGAATTACTTAAAAACCCATCTCTTAATGTTATCGAAGTAACTGAAATCTCCATCAAGGCGTTTAACAAACTCTGGAAGCTCGACGGCGAGCCTTTCTGGAAAAATGAAGATGCAATCTTCCCCAAGAGCCCAGGACATGCAGCTAATATGTATAAGGGTTATTGGGACCGCTTTCTTAAGGCTGACGTTCACGAGCGTTCAATCCTCGCTGTTGAAGCACCATTCTCAATTGATCTTTCTATCAATGGTTCGCATCTTCCCAATTATGTTGGCAGACTAGATTTAGTATTTTCAAATGGTCGTGATAGCGTAGATGTGTTGGATCACAAAACTACGAAAGCTCTCTATGCTACGACCTCACAATCTTACGAAATGTCATATCAATCTGACGGTTACTTAACCGCTGGACGGATATATTATGATAAAATTCCAACCATTACTTATCGCATAGCTTTGTGTCAGAAATCCAAGATTGACTTCATCCCGATTACGATTAACAAACGATCTGCATCTATTGAGCATTTTTTATCTGATCTATGTCATTATGCAACAGAGATTCAAAAGAACCTAGTTTTGCTTGAAAACGACAAGGTTACTTGTCATGATCGAACTGATACATTACAATCTTTTCATCGCAACCCTGGATATTCATGTACTTCATTTTCTTCTACCTGCCCATATTATGATATATGCAAAATTCGGAATAATCCATTAATGTGGCTTGATAAAGCTCCTCAGGGATTTCATTTCTCTGAATGGGATCCGGAATTACACGAGGCAAACACTAAGCAAAGGTTGGGTGAGGTGTAATTATGAAACATGGTATAATTACAGAAATTAATTGGAAATATATAGCAGCTGTATTAGCTAATGAAGGTGATGATGTGCAAAGTGATTTTTTTAAATCATTTGTTGCAGAATGTAAAACTTGGGGAACATCATACGAAGTTCAAACACAATTAGCAAGTATAAATGCTAAACTTACTAAGGATGAAAAAGAATTATTAGGAATGATAACTTATCAATCTGATAGTGAGGTGTAATATGAGCCATTATTCAAATGATTCAACAATGATTAAATTAGATCATTCTTCAGAATATGGAAAAGATTGTTTGAGATTTTTTTATAATGGATCTATTATTGCTGAGATAATTTGTTTTCAATGGATTCCTAAAATACAAGAACAAATTATTTTTGTTAATGATAAATATTTTGTAACAGAAGTTATTCATGATTATATAAACAAAACTTGTTCTTGCTATTTGTCAAAATAAATTAAAATTGCTGGAGGTGTAACTATGTTATTTCCAGGCACTGCAAAAGGATTTTACATTACTATGGCAATTGCAGCAATTATTATTTTAGTGGTAGTATTTACTGATAATTATAATTGGTAGACCTCATGCACCCCCTTTTTTATTACTATCATTTAAAGGAGTTTTAAATGAAAACATTTGAATTAGTTTACACAATCGAAGCAGGTTCATCCTGGAGAGGTAAAGAAGCTATTAAGATTAAGAGCAATCTTGCTGATGACAAACTGGTAGATTGTGAACTTTCCCAAAGTCTTATTGATCATCTCAAAACAGAAGCTGCTGTTCTTGATCCAGATAAACTTCTCCTAACTATTGCCGAGGCACAGAAACGAGAAATTCAAACTAGTATTGAAAACATGGACGACATGGCTGTTCTAGCAAAAGCTCATGCTGATAAAGCATATGAAATTCTCTCAACTATTTCTGAGGAAGCAGAGACTAAGTATGCAGAGATTGAAAAGAAATTTTCAGCTACAGAAAAGCGTTTCAAAGATAAGATGCTTTCCACTTCTGAGAGTATCAAAACTCATATGGAAAAACTCTCTGCTGTTGATGAAAAACTTACAAAGATTGACAATTGGCAACTGGAAAAACTAACTGAGACTTTGAAACAGTTAATTAAAATCATAGAGGTTGATCCTGAACTTGTTAAGCTGGTTTTGGATTATAAGAAGGCATAATTATTTTATTTAAAGGAGTTTTAAATGAATCCACAAGTAGCTACAGTACCAAATTTCAACAAGACAAAGCTAACTGAAAAGCAACGAATCTTTAATCTTAAATTCCTCTTGACTGGTAATTCAGGTTCTGGCAAAACTCACTTCACAGCAACCTACACCAAGGGACCGCTTCATTATTATATGTTTGATAAGGGAGGAGAAAAGACAATAGAGAAAATAGCATCCAAAAGGAACGATATCACAATTGATAATTTCTCAGCTGACTCTTTGCTCTTCTCTGATTTTTGGCGGACATTCCAGGAGGATGAAAAAAATGGTCTGTTCCAGTGGCTGAAGGAACAGTCAGGCATGTTAGTTCTCGACTCTCTGACAAATGCTAACAAGAAAGCAATCCATGAAATTGAAAAGAAGTCTGGTATTACTCCGAGCGGCATTGGTAAAAAGATCGACATGAAGATGGGAATGGCGCCTGCTCATTGGGGCCAACTGTTGAACTGGATGAGCACTTTAGTAAGTTCACTCCAGGAATTGCCGTGTGCAGTTGCAGTGACTGTCCATTTGCACACGCTCATGAATTCTGATCAAGAAGTAGTAGCAAGGTATCCCGCAGTCAACGGCCAGTTTCGTCAGTTATTGGCTGCTGATTTTGATGAAGCCTACTTGCTAACGACACAAGGAACTAAGAGGCAAATCTTCTTTACTGAAAAGCTTGCATTCGAAGCAAAGTCCCGAGTGTTTGATATGCCAAAGGTTGAAGGAATTTCTATGGATCAGTTGGCAGCAGCTTATTTGGCAGGTAAAACAGTTATTCCACAATCCATCTCAGCTTAATTAAAGGAGTTTTAATTATGAAAATTGGAGTCAAACCAAAAAGTTATACCGATGTTATATGCTTTGATATTCCTGATAAAGAAAATGCTCAATTTATTGATGATATTTTTAATTCTATTTCAGTTAGTTCAGAGGAAGAGCTTGATTTTGTAGTAACTGTCACAGGCAAAAAGAAAGATAAAATAGTCAATAAAGATTTTTATCAAATAGTTGCAGATGAATTAAATATAACAAGAGAAGAAGCAAAGAAAGCAATATTAAATCTTCAGTATAAAGGAGAAAATAAAACAGAATAAAACTAAATTAAAACAAACTAAACTAAAGTAATTAAACTAACTTTTGACTAGAGAATAGTTCTTTGGTCAAGCATCACGCATCATACCAAACTTATTTAAAGGAGATTTACTCATGTCTATGATTCCTAATCTGTCCGAAATTCCTGACAAAGCACCTGTTGAAGCTGGCGAATATGACCTCACCATCTCTAAGGTCAAAGAGACCAAGTCTCAGCGCACTGGCAGGTATGGTTGTCAGCTGATTATTAATATCGACGGAGAAGATAACGCATCAACTATCTTTCACACTCTCTGGTATGGTAACTACAAAGATTATCAGGGTGACGATGAAGAAAAGAATAACCTCATGTGGCGGATGGTAAAAGATTTTCTCCGTGCACTTGGACTTGATCCAGACCAGGAAACCGACGAATCTGATCTGGTCGGCCTCAATTTTACGGCTGAACTCAGTTTTAATGATGGCATGTCGACAGATGATGATGGTAATCCGATCAAGGTTGGTCAGCCAAGGAATGAAATTGCTCGTGTAGTTTAATAACGGAGCTTTATGATCAAGTTTAATTCGATATTAGAGTCTAGTTACCACTTTCAGTTAGCTAGGTCTGGCATTGCCGGAACAATGTCATTCTGAACGAGGCGTTGATGTGACGCCTACAAGATATCGGAATAAATAAAACTTGCTGTTCACTTATGAACGAACTGTTGAATGGTTCGCAAGTAAGTGAACAGCAACTTACAATTGAATGTATGAATCTAATAATCCACATAGATCTGGCCTATGGTTAGGATTATACCTAAAGTAGCATTTGTGTAATGCTATAGCTCGTAGTTACCAGACATAAGATACTGGACTCAGAGCTAAGAACATGAGAGGTATAATACCAATGCCTCTCATGTCTTGTTTTTATTTATCTTACTAAATAAATATTACTAATGAAACTAATTAAAACATTAAATGATTGGTTATTAAAACGGAAGAGAAAGAATTGTAAGCATCAATGGGCTTCTTCAGATAATTTTCACAGAACCTGCTCTGTTTGCGGATTGAAACAGATTATTGTTTATTATCGATTCGGACCAATAAGGACAGAATGGATTCAAGATCCATGGCAACTTATTAATAAAGGTTGATATTATCTTTACTAAGAATTAATCTGCTAAAATATTAATGTTTAGCAAAGATAAATATCCTTCTAAAGGAGCTACCTATGAATCATGAACAACTCATAAAAGAAATCTCTCAAGCAAACATGGCTTATGCTTCTGGCATACCATTCATGACAGATTCTGAATATGATCTGTTATGGCAACAACTTTATGCTATAGACCCACATAACAATATCCTTTACCATACTGCACAAGGTCGGGCTGCTTTAACGGGCAAAACCTGGCACAAGCACCCCATCTACGGAACTAACAAAGCATTCAACATGCTCGACCTTAAGCCATTCCTTACAAGGTTTGGATCTTATAAATTACGGATCGAACCCAAATACGATGGTTGTGCAGCAGTTATAACTCTTACAGATACCGGAGTAAACATTACTCTTGAAGGTGACGGCAGATGTGGACGAGATATAACTCACTTAATGCCATACATTACGTTTCCATTTCATCTTCGGCACTTTCAAGCAGTTGAGATTCTTATCCTACTAAGTGAGTGGAATCCAGATTATGGAGCAAATCCAAGAAATGTAGTTGCTGGCTGGCTAGACCGCAAATATGACAAGCCTTCTGCCCTGATGACAGCCATTCCACATAATCATGGCAACCTATTTGAAGAATATAACTACTCCGGTAGCTTAGAAGCTATGGGAGATTTTCTGCTTGAGACATATAACAAATGGTCAAAGATCTATCCGATGGATGGACTTATGATTAAGGTGGCTGATGAAAAAGTGCGGCTGGTTGCAGGTAATAATGGACAGACCAATAACTGGAGCATAGCTTGGAAGCCACCAATCCAAGTTAAAGAAACAAAAGTTACCAATATTGAATGGAACATATCTCGCTTAGGTAGAGCTGTGCCAACAGTTATCTATGAGCCGATTGAACTTTGTGGAACTACAAATAATAGAGTAACAGGTAATAATGCTCAGTGGATTAAAGACAGAAAGATTATGCCTGATTCTACAATATTAGTAGGTAAAGCAGGAGAAATAATTCCAAAGATTTTAGTAGTTCAAAATGATATTCCTAATGAGTATAGAAGAAATTTTCTTCCTACTAACTGTCCAAAATGTAATAATATTCTTCAATGGGAAGGAGTACATCTTGTCTGTAATGGAGCTAAATGTATAGCAAAATCAATCGTTTCCATTGCTTACTTCTACTCTCAGAAAGGTATAAAAATCGACGGAGTTGGCGAAGGCATTATAGAAAAGCTACTTCAGAATGAAAAATGTTATTCAGTTCTTTCAACCAAGCCTTGGGCACTTCTTGATCCTCTTAGCTACGACCTTGTGCCAGACATAATAAATACAATCGGAGTAACAATTTATAGCAACATCGCTGAACAAGTATTTTCAATGAATAATCAATGCACAATGGCACACTTCGTCGCAGGTTTAGGTCTTCCAGGCTTAGCATATAAATCATCTCTGCGGCTTTGTCAATATTTAAAAACTGGACAGATTAATATTCACATAACTGATAATGCTAAACGCAGCTTTATTACTGCTGCAACTATTTATACAGAAGCAATTAAGGAAATGAAAAATTTCTCTTTCGCGCAACTCCCTAGTGAAGCAAAAGCAATTTATTGCATTACCGGATCGTTGAGCCAGTCACGAGAAACTATAATAGAAATTCTGAACGGTTACGGATATGAATTTTCATCTGGAGTAACGAGAGAAACAAACTATCTGATCGTCGGAGATGATCCAGGCAGAACTAAGATCGAAAAGGCAACTCGTTACAACATCCCTCAAATAACTGAGGAACAACTTTTTAACCTTTTACGGTGAACAAAATGCTTAAAGAAGAATGTAAAGTAACTGCACGAATAGACAAAGACTTGTACGAACAAGTCCAGGAACACTTTCATCATGGGCAGCAAACAAAACTGTTCAGGCAAATATTCCTTTCGCTGAAAAGCATAATTAATGGTGGAAAGCTGAATGAGGTTCTTGATTATATGTATAAAGGAAAAGCATTAACTTTGCCAGGCATAGAGGAATAATTATGTCTATAGATAATGTAATAAATTCAAAACAAACAGAATTAGCATATTGGCAAGCTAGGAATTTTCCTTCATCAGAATTATTTGCTTTAAGTAAAGAAGATTTAGTACTAATGATCTGCAATCTGCAAATGACTTTAGGTATGTGTGAAGAGATTGGTGAAATAGCTCATACAGTTCTTAAAGGCACTCAAGGTATTCGTGAAGGTAAGAATGGAATTAATAAAGATCTTCTTGCTGATGGCTTTGGTGATGTTTTCATTTATGGCTCTCAATTAATGACTTTAAATAAAATAGATGTATCTGATGCTATAAATACAACTATTCAGCAGGTTTTAAAAAGAGACTGGCAAAATAATAAAGATGATGGTGAGGTTTAACTATGCCACTAATGGATCGTATTTACTGCCGATCATTCTTAGAAATGTCTTATCCTGAGCAAGCCAGACTAATTGAACGCGTTCGGACTATGCGAACCTCTGCGCTGAACGCAGCACTTGTTAAGTCTCAAAAGATCACTAAGTCTGCTATGAAAAATATTTCTAAGAACTCTGGAACAAAGCGCGGCAAGAAGATGCTGGCGGATCCTACCAAGAATGCAACAGACTTGCTTGGTAAACTTTCAGCAGATCAAATAGAGTTAATAAAAAGGCAGTTTCAAAATTTAAACTGAGGCTTATGATGATAGACAGAGAAATTGTAGTTACATTAAGTCAGGCTATTCAAATTGGTCCTGATGAATGGAAACAGCATAAGATAAGTAGAATATTTTCAAGTACAAGAAGTCTTAGAGATATGCTTTCATAGGCTGAAGCAGAAGGATTAATTAATCCACAAATATCAGATTTACAATTTTCTGAATTTACAGGTAAGAGTATATAAAAATTAATTAAAGATAAAGTTAAAGGTTAAATCATGCAACTTTTTCAAATAGAAAAACGTAATATTTCCGACATTATTATCAAAGATCGTGCTCGCACAACAGTAGGTGACATATCAAGTTTAGCTGATTCAATCTCGATGGTTGGCCAGCTTCATGCGATCCTCATAGATTCAAACAACGTCTTAATTGACGGTTTGCATCGCATCGAAGCCTTTAAAAAGCTTGGTAGGGAAACAATTGAAGTCCGAGTATTCGACGGTATTACTGAAGACGATCATTTCTTGATCGAACTTCTTAGTAATATGGACCGTAAGGAATTTCTGTGGCATGAGGAAATTGATCTCAAGTATAAACTTCACAACTATTGGGTAGAATCAGCAATCAAGGAAGGCAAATCTTGGGGCTACAGAGAAACAGCCAAGAGGCTCAAGTGCAGTCTTGGTGGCTTATCTACTGACCTTGCTTTCGCTGAGGCTCTTAAAGTCTTTCCAATCTTGAAAGAACAGTCTACTAAAGGCCGAGCTAAAGAAGCATACAAAGCTCTTGGTGAACAAGCTAAGGCACTTCAGCGAATGGGTAGCTTTACCGATACAGAAAAGGAACGCTTGGTTGCATTACAAAGCGGAGTTATGACGGCTCCTATAAAGAATACGGTAACTCAAAATGTATTTGAGAAAACCAAGCAAGCCAAGAAAAAACTTGATGATTTTGATGAAGATGATCAAGACCTTAACGATGAACAAGAACCAATCCGATCTAACATCCAAGTAATTTATGTAGCTGAAAACTACAAGACTTTCCTCGATAAGATTCCAAGTAACTCTGTGGGAATGGTAGAACTTGATCCGCCATATGCAATTGATTTTAATGACAACTATGGTAAAACGAATAAGATCGAATGCAAAGCACAAGACTGGGATGAGAAAGAGCTTTATGACTTCTACTTCAATTATCTTCCGTTAGTCTATGAGAAGATGCTTGACTGTAGTTGGGCTTTAGTCTGGACAGGTAAAGAACATTTTATACAAATCAACAATATTGCACGAGAAATCGGCTTTGGAGTTCAATCTCCTGGTTCATGGAACAAAGTTGGTGGCAGTACCAATAAACCAAAAACTAATATGGTGAGCAACTGGGAAATGTTCCTCTTGCTGCGTAAGGGAAATGCACAGTTCAATACTCCTAGCTTGTCGTCTTCAATTAACATAAGTACAGTCAGTTCAAGTCAACGTATTCACCAATGGGAAAAACCGATTGAACTTTATGATCATTTCTTAAAAGCCTTAGGTAAGCCTGGCACTTTATTTATGAGTCTCTTTGCTGGATCTGGTAATTGTTTGATTAGTGCAGCTAAAGAAAAAATGATGCCGGTTGGATGTGATAAGAGCCAGAAGTATATCCCGGAATTTTATCAGAGACTTGAGAATTATCTTGGAATAACTGCCGAAGTGGAGGGATTATGATTATAAAATATATAATTATGTTTTTATTAAGAATAATATTTCTTCCATTTATTATAATACCAATTATAGGAACTGCTTTAATTGAATTTATGAGTATTAATAGTGATTGGGATCATTGGAAAAGATATAATAAATATTTTATTGAACTCCTTCCTTGGTCTAAATACAAGAAGTAAACAGGATTTATTATGACAAAATATAAAGTAGGCCAACTATCTGAACAGAAAGCTCCTATCACGCCTGGCTCTAACTGTTGCCTACATAAAAACATCGTGCCACTCGAAATAGGTTTTGCATCCAAGAGCTGGCCGAACGGCTATAAGAATGAGCCAAATTATAACTTTGCTATCAACATCATCAGTGCAAATGTTATTCGAGTTCGTTCTTATCTTTGCTTAGATTGTAAGCAGGAAATAAAGGCTCCGAATCCAGGAGCATTGACTAAGGATAGGATATGAAAAAATCAGAGCTCAGATCTGTTCTTAATAAATTTGGATATCAATTCTTAGAACAAATAAATAATGATATTTCAAAAATCTTATTTGAAATAAAACGAGATCCTAGAAAGAGAACTAATATGACTTTAGATACATTTATCAACACTTTAGATGAAGAATTAGAATCTAGAGAACGAGGAGAATAAACATGACAGGTGCTAACAATGGAACTCCTGTACAAATGGAAAATCTATTTGAAGAATCCTTAAAGAAAGTTATAGAAAAAATTAGTAAGTCTAATAAACTTATATCAATCAAACCTACTAAACTAATATTACCACAAAATGTTATAGATTATCTTGCAGATTTAGGTTATGATTCACAAGAAAAAATAAACGAATTAATAATTGAGCTAACTAAGGATCAGTCATGATAATCCCTAGCATATCAACTACAGCATCACCGCAGAAAGAAGGTTCTTTCAATGCATTAGCTGTAGAGTGCGCTCCAACTGACAACATACTCACGGCTGAGATTGCTATGGTTGGCGAAGCTCCAGGCGAAATCGAAGTCCTGAAGAATGAACCTTTCGTAGGTCCAACAGGCTCTCAGCTTAATCGCATCTGCGCAGCAGTCAGACTAGCAAGATATAAAATCTATCTCACTAATGCTTGCAAAGCTAAGTTCCCCAAAAACAATACCGCTGTCTTATGGACTGATAAAGGCTATCGGCATCCAGACTGGAGCAAGTTGCAAGCAGCACTAATTGACGAGCTTGCTCAATTTCCAGGCAAAATCATAATGTTGCTCGGTGCAACTCCAATGAGGTTATTGCTAGATGAGCCTAAGTTCGATTCAATTACAAAATATCGTGGTGCATTCTACCATGCTGAAGACTTCCCACATTTAAAAGAAAAACTGGCTGGCAAAATAATAGGTTTGTCTTACCACCCATCTTTCACCCTCCCATACGGGCAGCCAATCCACTTTTATACAATGATTGCAGACTTCACGAAAGCCTTGCGGATTATTGAAGATCCAGAATTGCTTACTGATAATGTGGAAATAAAAATCAAGCCTAGCTTTGAAGAAATCATGCAGTTCTACGCATTGATTAAGACAAAGCAATATGTAGCCTTTGACATCGAGGCTACGCCAGAATTTATTACCTGCTATTCATTGGCTGTATATCACGATAACAAGATTCTATCCATGTCTGTTCCTCTAATGAACAACCAGGGCAATTATTGGACAACAGGAGAAGAGATAAAAATCTGGACTGGCTTAGCTGAAATACTTAACAATGAAGCCATAGGTAAGATTTGTCAAAATGGAATGTTTGACATCATGTTTACTTTTCGCACCATGATGATCAAAACAGATAACTTTTATTTTGATACCATGCTGGCACAGCACATATGTTATACGGAACTTCCAAAAGGTCTTGATTATTTAACTTCAACTTACACATACTATCCATATTATAAGGACGAAGGAAAGCAATCTCACCTTAAGGCCATAAAGAACTGGCCACAATACTGGACTTATAATGCCAAAGACTCAGCATACTTATTGCCAATCACTGAGAAGCTTCTTGAGGAGTTAGGCGAGTTCGATTCTATGGATGCTATGGATTATACAATGAATCTCCATAAGCCACTCATGGAAATGGAATTCAATGGCATCTTGACTGATCCAGCAGGCATTGAAAATAAAAAGAAAGAACTTGAGCTTGAACTGATTGATCTGCAAAAAAAGTTGAATGAGTTGGCTGGAAAAGAATTAAATATGTCTTCATCGAAACAAATGATCTCATATTTCTATGGCATTTGCATGATCAAACCATATGTAAATCGCAAAACTGGAGCTATATCGTGCGATGCTGTAGCTCTTCACAGAATTGCTAAGAAAGGAGTTAAAGGTTCTGCAGAAGCTAGAGTTATCATTCGTATGCGTGAGTTACAGAAACTCATTTCAACTTATTTTAATGTTGCAGTAGATGAGGATAATAAGCTTCGTTGTAATCATAAAATATCTGGAACAGTCTCAGGCAGGATTGCCACTGAAAAGACATACTTTGGAACCGGCACAAACTTACAGAACCAGGTCTATATTTTTAAGTATTACTTATTGGCTGATCCTGATTGGATTTTATGTGAATGTGATCTTGCCAAAGCGGAAGCTCATGTAGTTGCATATCTTACTCAAGATGCTAACATGATTCAATCATTCGAATCTGGTATTGACGTGCATAGCTTTAATGCAAGTAAGATATTTGGAGTTCCAATTGAAGATGTAATTCATGAAGCGAAGACTAAAAAGGCTGATCAAAAATCAACAATGAGATATATGGGAAAGAAGGTTGTTCATGCATCTAATTATTCAATGGGTGCGCAGACTTTCTCTGACAATCTTGCAAAAGAAGAAATTTTCAAATCTCAATCAGATTGCAAGAGGCTACTTGATAATTATTCTGATCGCTTCCCTGGACTGAAACGCTGGCATAGATCAATCGAAGAAGAGGTTCAAAAGAATCGAGTTCTCTACAACTTATTTGGCCGACCTCGCAGGTTCTTAGGTGAAATGAATGCAGCATTATTCAGGAATGCTTATAGCTACAAGCCTCAGTCAACAGTTGCAGAGTTGCTCAATCGTGGAATGATTAAAGTAGTGAATGATCCTAGGCTCGGCAAAGACGGATTTGATATTCGCTGTATGACAACTGTCCATGACTCGTTTGTATTCAGGTTTCACAAAAGCCAGATTCCAAACTTGCCTCAGATCCTTCTTATCATTAAAGATCATCTGACACATACGTTTACTTACAAAGGAAAGAGTTTTACCATTGGCTTGGATGCTAAGATTGGCACTCAATGGGCAGGTAACACTGCTGAAATCAGTAAGTTTACTCAGGAAGAATGTGATAAAGCAATTGAAAAGATAGGATTCTAATATGCATAAATTAAAAATCAAACTATTAAAATGGCTTGGTATTATTTCTCTTGATTGTAAAGTTAATTCATTATATGGAGAACTTAGAGCATTACAAAGAATCTTTAAAGAGCGTACTGATTATCATTTAGATATTCATCAGTATGAAGGTAGTAATTCTCAAATAATTATTATTGGTAAATATAAGAAAAGAGACTTTGTTAAATGTTATTCTATTTCAGCTAATGATTTAGATTCTTTAATTAGACATTGTAAAGATCTTGAGGTAACTGCTAAGATAGGTAAAATAGATGTATGGCCTGATGTTAGTGCAGTTATTAAGCATGAAGTTAATTACGAAAAGTATTAAATTTAAGAGATAACAAAAATGGGAAAGCCCATTCAACAATCGTATGTTGCTATTCAAGGAACCTTTTCATGTCGAGGCAATTAGATAATTGGTTAGCTCATTATATGAAGTACACACAGCGAACAGAGCCACCAGAACTTTACCATCTTTGGAGCGGACTAACTGCAATAGCTTCTGCCTTGCGAAGAAAGTGCTATTGTAACTGGGGAGCACTTCGTGGTTATGTTTATCCAAACTTATTCGTTTCTCTTGTCGGTCCACCTGGAGGACGGAAAGGCACAGCCATGAAAATTGCAAAGAGCTTTGTCCAAAAACTAGATGTTAATATCGGAGCAGATTCGCTAGGATCCACCCAAGCGTTGTATAGAGAACTCATGGACAGCGAAGATACTTATGTTGATCATGCTGGACTTACTCGCAAGCATAAGAGCGTATCAATCTGGTCAGAAGAATTTCAAGTCTTCCTGAACGACAGAGATCAAATGCTTCTAGCATCCCTAACCGATCTGTTCGATTGTGCAGATACTTGGAAGTATAAAACCCTAGCAAGAAAGACTGAAGACATATCCAATTGTTGGCTAACGCTCTTTGGTTGCATAACTCCTAGTCTTTTGCAATCTAAGTTGAGTCAAGATGCTGTTGGTGGTGGCCTGATCTCTCGGATTATTTTCGTAGTTGGCCAAGGTCCAAAGCAAAGAAGAGCCTTACAGTTTTTAACTGAAGAAGAGGAAGATACACAAAAGAAGTTAGAAAACGACTTGCAGGAAATTGCAAACCTATCTGGACAGTTCACCCTAAGTAAGGATTTTCTCAAAACTTATGTACGTTGGTATGAGCAAGACTATGACGAGTCTGGTGTGCCCAGCGAGCGATTCTTAGGCTATAATCATAGAAGGCCACTGCATTTGAACAAGGTCTGCATGTTGGTATGTGCTGCCGAGTCTGACGATATGATCATTACGGCTGAACATTTCGAGCAAGCCCTAGCTATAATGCAAGCAACAGAACTTGAAATGCCAAACGCTTTCTATGGCCTTGGTTTGTCAAGCCAGGCTAACATCTATGCAAAGATACTTTCATTCATTGATAATCACGAATCTTTTGAGTGGACAGAACTGGTTAGGAACTTTCACCTGGATGTAGACAACATACCTCAGCTACGAGGCTATGTTGAAATGGCTGAGCAATCTGGGATACTCAAAGCAGAGAATTCTGCTACAACTTGCAGATATACCACAATTCGTAAGCAACAAAAGCTTCGTGACCCAACGTATCTTGATAGAACAGTCTTTAGATTGATGGACAGAAATGTTATTAAAAATCAAATGGAGAAAAACTGAATGACACCAGCTACAAAAGTACTCTTTTTCGACACTGAAACATCTGACTTTATTAAAAAAGCTCTTTCTGCCAATGATCCCGAGCAAGCCTGGACAGTACAGATCGGAGCAATTCTTGCCAGCCAAGAAGAAGAATTTGATCAAATGAATGTCATCATCAAAAGTAATGGCCGGTCAATGAATTATTATGCTCAAGAGGTTCATGGCATCACCATTGAGCGCGCAGACACTGAGGGCATTGAAGAACTTGAGGCTGCCGAACAATTTGGCTTGATGCTTCGGCAGGCAGATTTGGTTGTATGTCATAACTTTTCTTTTGATTGGAACTACGTTTACCAGATGATGGAACGAAACCTTGAAGAGCTGTCAGACCTGGCAAGAAGTGCATTCTATCTTGATCTTCCAAACCATTGTACCATGAAAGATAAGAATGTAGTAAAAATGTGTGGATTGAAAAACAAAGCTGGTCGTGCAAAATGGCCAAAGCTAACCGAGTTGCATGAGCATTTATTTGGTGAAAGATTTGATGGAGCTCATGACGCATATGCAGATATCAGTGCAACTAAGCGATGCTTTTTTGAATTGGTGGATAGAGGAATTGTTATTCCTAATCTAGAGGGTTAATATGACTATGGATAAAAATATAATGCTATCTTATCTACGTAACCCTTATGGTATTGATGAACTTGAATTACGCACAGCAAGATTACAAGCTGCTGATGAACTTGAAAGGCTTTACAGAATTGAAAAAGGATTGAAAGAGATTGTAGCAAAAATAGAAAAACATAATAATGGAGCTTAACTATGCAAATTGATCCTTGTCCCTCAGAAGAAGATTATGACACTGGTCCTTCATTACGTGCATCAGAATGGTTAAAGTTTAGTAAAAGAGTATTCAATCATATTGAATCTTATACTGTTCCGCAATACGGAGATAAAGGATCAGATCAATGTTCAGAATTTAGCGAAGCTGACTTTATCACTCAGATGAAAAAATACCTCAATAGGTATGGAAAAAACTCTCGTGAAGGCCAACAGAGGCTTGACCTGCTAAAGATTGCACACTATGCAGGGATGCTTTATACAAAGTTAGCTGAAGAAGAACAAGAATTGAATAAAATCATTATGCATGAATAAGGATATTTATAGAAATTCAAAAATTCATAATCACTATCCAATGGGGAAAAGGTATGCATTATGTTGCATCTACTTGTGCAACTGAAAAACGTGCGTCAGAATTAGTTGTTTTCCATACTGGAAGATGTGATAAATTAAAACTTAAAACCAGACGTGGAGCTAAAGCAACTGTTCGATCATGGCAATTAGTAACAGAGTCTAAGTGAATAAATTTATGAAGAAACTAACTGAATTAGATCTACAGAATGCTCTAGATGAGTGCGAATTATTACAATTCAAATCTCACGGAGACTGGCTGGCTGGAATGGTCAAGCGATTGAATATTACACTTGGTAGTATAACAGAGAAGAAAATTGTTAAAGGTTTTCCTAAGTCTGCAAAACAAACTGTGATTAAAACTGGCAATTCTGTTGAACCAGAAGTTCCATGCATTAGCTGAAGTGATTAACTACACCTGGAGGGTGTAATAAAATACTGGAGGTCACATAAATGAGTAATGAAATGCTTCTTGTGTTTATAACTAATCTATATGCAATAGGATTTAATTTTTTAACACTTTCATCAAAAGATCTTCCACGATTTATTTCATACCATGGATATTTACTTTGGATATTAGCAGTAATTAATTCTTTCATTATGATGAATATAAAATAATGTCAATGATATTCAAAACTATAGTGCTGCAAAAACTTCAAGCCTTCTTACTTTCTCGGGAAGCGGAGCCAACTAGAGATGCAGCCAACGTAATAATTCCTGATGGAGTTACAGCAGCAGCCACTGTACAAGCAATTAAAGATTGTATTAAAATAGTTGAAGGAACAAATAATGAAATCACATCTGAAAACACTTGACAAAGCTGGTATTAATGCTCCATTGCTTCGAGAGTTTCTTACTAAAGATCTAACAGAGGCTAGTATAATTGCTATTAATGAAAAGATAAAGCAGCTTAATTATCAGATACAAGTTCTATCTGAGATACAAGTGCAATTAAGGAATAAATCAAAAGACTGTACAATTGATTCCAAAGAGGATTTGCATAATGATTTGATAGCAGCCTTGGCTCATGAGGATGGAGAATGAAATTATGAAAATAATCAAACCAAGCGTTGAATATTTTGGAGAAGTACCGACAGAATATAATGCCGCTCTTAAGTTTATCGAGATGGCCGGCAGAACTTGCTACAAGTCAGAAGACAAGATCACTGAAGATAGCGCCAAGGGATTTGTTCGGAAGCTGAGCAAGGCTGGGCATCTGGCTATGGTTGAGCACTCAAATTTTGTGGTGCGAACTAACAACAGTTTCACTCCTACATATATTGCATTGATGACAGAACAGTTAGGAAAATATATTAATGTCAAAGTATGGAAAGACTTTATTTATGTAGGCGGTAGTTTAACAGCATGGGCGCAAATAACCATGGAGATTAGGTACGCTGCAGTGCTTGTCCCATTTGTGAAAATATATGGAAAGTTGTTTAATCAAAGTATGGTAGCGATGCATTCATCTTGGGAAGTCTGCTCCCATGACGAAATCCCCAAGGAGCTTCACCGCTACTCGGCAAAATTCATTTGTGATCGTGGGGTCAGCCATGAGTTAGTGCGGCATCGACCATGCTCGTTTGCTCAGGAATCAACCAGGTATGTGAATTATGGCGGTAAGAATATGGAGTTTATTGAACCAGAAGGTTTTGATGACTGGAAGACATATGATAAAGATGTATTTCTTGGTGCTTGCAGGCAAGCTGAAGGAAATTATAATTGGCTTCTGGATGGGAAAACTTGTTCGCCCCAACAAGCCCGAGCCGTCCTGCCCAATGCTTTGAAAACTGAGATCGTGGTTACAGCAGATGCAGCTGAATGGGTGCATATTTTTAAGCTTCGCTGTGCTCCAAGTGCGCATCCAGATTTTAGAAGGCTTGCATTAATGCTTAAAGATAAATTTATTTCTTCAGGATTATTATGTTAACTGTAGAAGATCTACATAAAATAATAAATTATTGTCCAAATACTGGTAAATTTACTCGAAATCCAAAGTGTAAAAAAGTAGCAAGAAAATTGACTGCTAAAGGATATCTTCGATTTAGAGTCAATGGAAAAATGTATATGGCACATAGATTAGCTTGGTTATACATGACAGGAGAATTTCCAGTATTACAAATAGATCATATTAACAGATTGCGTAGCGATAATCGATGGTGTAATTTACGTGAGGCTACAAACTCTGAAAATCAGTTTAATTCTTTTATACGATTAGATAATACATCAGGCTGTAAAGGAGTATCATTTGATTATAATACAGGAAAGTGGAGAGCCTACATGCAAAATAATAAAAAATGGTCACATATAGGATTATTTAAATCTAAAGATGAGGCAATAATTGCAGTACAAGAAGCTATGAAAAAGCATAGAGGAGAATTCTTTTATTGATAATCTAATAAGCAACATAAAATTTTAGCTATAAATAAAAAATAGGGCATGAATCTCTCCATGTCCTATTAGTTTTAAATACTTTATAAGGTCTCTGCAACGTCAAAATATCTTTTCAATATCACCTCTCGTTGCTGCTGCAACTGTCCAAGTCTTTCCCTAACATTTGTTGTCTGATCAATCTTTTTCAACTTATTAATTACTGCCTGGTTTCGATTTAGTGCTGATTGAAAATTTTCATGTAACTTCATTTGCTTGAATCCATCCAGGTTTGAGTTCAAGAAAGTTCGTTTATCTTCCGAGTTTTCGAGTTGCTTCTTGAATATATCTACTTCCTTGCTGACCTTACCAAATTCTTGTTCGTTGCTACTTTTCTTATAGTCTTCTCCTCTGCCGTAATGCCAATAATAAAGCTTACCTGCAATCGGGATAGACTCTACAATTCTGACATGATCAAAATCTATTGTATCTCCCGTAATGTAGGATCCATACAATTGGTTAAGATCCTTACTGATGGAGTTTACAAATCTGAATGGAGGCAAAATTTGTCCAAGCAATCCAGATCCCAAACCTTCCCGAGCCGTTTGCATCCGCACATACTTTGAGGCTCCACCCATTGTGAGAAAGTTTTCAATCACGTGATCTTCAAACTTAGTTTCCTTACCAAGCAGCAAGGCCTTCAATTCATCTGCACCAGCATTAGCAAGTGTAAGTAAACTAACCAGCTTGATCATGTTACCAATTCCTTCAATAACCTGATCTCGTTCTCCAGTCTTAATTTTGTGCCAAGCTTCGTTTCTGAATACATCAAACTGCTTGAGTGTGTATGTCTTGAGCATATAAAAAACTCGGCCATTTCCACTCTTTAGGTACTGCTCTGACATTTCAGAAAGCGCAACAGGTTGAAAATCAAGCAAGCGATGATACAACAACATCTTCACGTTGTCTGTCGGATTCCCGGCAAGCAAATCATTTATTACACTCTCAGATTGTGTTCCAAAGATCGGCTTGATTTGCTTCAACAATGTTTGTCGTCCAGCCTCAGTACTGGCCATAACCTTGTAGTTGCTAAACGCATTGTTGATTAAAGTCTCTTTGCCGATAGAATCTATTCGTTCAAGCTGCACTTTTTTGAATACCCAACTTACTGCATTCCCTAGTGTCGTTCCGTCTGCAAACTCCTGGGCGATCCTCTCAATCCCTAAGTCTTCCTTAGTTATTTCAGACTTCTTAGTTATGGCTTTACCAACATTCTTAACTGTATCAGCTAGGCCACGTGGTGTCCATACCTTGCCTACATACATCGCCCAAGCTAAGTCTCCAATCTGCGTTAACGCAGATATAGGTGAACCCATTACGTCGATGTATGACATATTTTTGTAAGCATTAACTATTCCTGTAGCTCCATGTTCGTGGAACCTAGCATCAAGAATATCTCTAACTACTTTTTCATCATCTGCCTGGATTCGACCAGACATTCGCAAGTCATTAATATATGTACCAATATTCTCAGTATAGTCTCTTTGCAGTTTGTACTTATCCAATTCTTGCTCTATTCTAATCAAGTCGCCTGAAACATCTTCTATGCGTGCAGTATTATTAGCCTTTTCATATTCTGTGAGCATTACCTGCTTTCGTTTCTTTTCAGTTTTCAGGCTTGCTATTCTCTCTGGAACCTTACCAAAGAATCTCCGTGCTTCAATTTTCTTGGTCATACTATAGATGTATTGCATCAATGCTGCATCACTATCCATGTAGAACTTATTCAACTCAGGCGGGACAGTTTCATATTGCCTGGCTTGAATATTGCCTGGCCCACCAATTCCGAGGTTCCTGCCAAGTATTGTGTTGCTTGCAATATCTGCTGCCTGCTCAGGATATTCAATTTCAAACTTTTCCACTGTCATCCCAAGCTTATCTGCATAAACTTTGATTGCATCAGTAATAACTGGACGTTGAGAAATTCCTTTAGTTGCCTGTAAGAATCCCTCTTGATCCTTAATTATGCGAGGCCAGTATTCTTCGATAAATCCCACATCATAACCAACATCAATTGCATCCTGACGAATTTGATCTAGGACTGATCGCAACTTTTCTTGATCAGCGGTCATGCTGTATTTTTCTGCAATCTCTTTTATCTTAACCTCGTCTGAATTTCTCCTAGCTGCATCCCAAACAAATTTATCTTGCGGACTCATTTGTTTAGTCTTCTCAAGGAGTGGATGAGCAATTCGTAAAGCGGTTACAATCTTTTGTGAAGTCCGAAAATCGAGGTTTCTAATCTCTGAACGGAGCATTGGATCTACATTCTTAAGCCTAGTTGATATAGACCCCAATCCCTTGTCGATGAGTTGCTTAATTTCATGTCCGCGCATATGAAGAGTCTGGCCGATTGTACGAACTAAACTATTTCGTTCGCTGAACATTTGGTGATAAACATCATCGCTGATCTTCTGAACTGGGGCTTCACGAACCTCGAACATCGGCATACCTTCACGGAGTGCCTCAGCTTGCCGCTCATAAATCTTTCCACTTTCTACTTCACGAGCCAACCCTAAGACTGTTTGCTTGCCAAATGATAGCAACTGCTGAAAGAAGTCCATTACTCTCTGAATTACTTTACCGAAAGCAGTGTTGCGATACTCAGCTCTGTTAACCATAATCTGAGCAAACATATTTGCCCTGTTTTCAACCATTCGCTGCTTCGGGTCTTTGTGAGTACTAAGAGCAAAATCAAGCTTGTTAAGTTTGCGAAGTTTATTAAACTCACGATTCAATGCGCTATCATCTGCTTCTGTAATCAATCCCAAGTTGTCAAGAACATGCTTGTTCTCATGCCATAATGTTTTGTTGTCTGCAAAGTTTTCATCAAGAAGAATTTCATTCCCAACCGTAACTCCGAAGATTACGTCATTCTTTTGCGTCTGCTCAGTTTCAATAGCTAACTTAATGAAGCCTTCGCCAGCATTTTGAATACTGTTGATCTTTACGCCTTTTCCATTTTTGAACTGTACAGATACTGAACCATTTTCATGTTGAGTAACTGTTTGATTTGGAAAAGCCTTTTTAATGTCTTCAAGATTTACTTTGCCTAGGGCTTCTTGATTTTCAGCAACTTGAAACTGTGGAACACTACCTACTTGCCGTTCATTAGTGAACCCACTCTGCAAGCCTCCGGGCAAGTTTCTAGGAATCTCAGTTTGAACTGTCTGGCTATTTGCTGTCGGAACATCTCCGAGGTCTTTAGCAATTTGTTGAAACCATGCCTGACGTTTATTCTGCTCAGCTAAAGATGGAACAACATTTTGTTTTGCTCCAACTTGTGCTGCCGTATCACTTTTAACATTACCTTCAATATTAGCAAGTTGCGTCTCAAAGAACTTCTTCCTCATGAACGCTTCCGTTCCAGGAGTCATTTCTTCCTGACGAAGATTCAATTCCTTTTTAACTTCCTGCCAATAATTCTCAATAATCTTTCTTTCTTCGGGAGTAAAACTATTATTTATATAAGTCTTTACGTAGTTTACATAAGCTTCAATTTGTCTTAAGTTATGTTCTTCCTCAGGAGTTCTTGAAGTTGATTGATCATTTAAAGTTGATCTCTCCTGAGATTTATTTGCAATTATTTGATTTGCATAATCAGCTATAGATTTTGGAACTATTTCACTTTCTATAATCTTTGCAGATTCAGCAGCATCTTTCTCTACACCAATTTTTTCTCCTACATTTACAGTCCCAAAAAGTTCTTCAAGATATTTCTGCCTATCTTCTCTAGTAGTGTAAGGAGCAAAAGCCTTCTTAAGTTCTGGACTTTTCTTATCAAGTACTTCATTACGACGTTTGTTTAAAGTAATAATTTTATCTGCAATTACTTTCTTTTCTTGCTCATTTAATGGATCAAGTTTACTATAATATGAAGACGATAAAGTATCAATTTCATTATCAATACTTGTAATTCTATCATTCAGCTGACTTGCATCTTCATATCTTTTAGTATTTAACTTACTTTCAATCTCTCGTGCTTCCTTCTCTTCAGGAGAAAGTTGCTCATATTCTTTCTTAGCCAGTTCTTCTTTCTTCTGAATTTTTGCATTAATTCGATCCAGGAGGCTCTGATTATTTTTATTCTCATCAACAGTCTTTCTAATTAATTCAGCCGGCTCAACATTTAACTCTCTTGCTTTTTGATCAAGTTTATAAGGATCATCAAGAATTTCTTTATTCAAATTAAGAGTATCATTTAAAGTTTGAATACTCTTACCAAGTTCATCTTCCTTAAGATTAAGGATGTTCGTTGCTCTTCGGTCAAGCTCAATCTCTGCATCAGTCTTTCCAGGGCCAGAATCCTTAGCCTGTGCTGAGAAGCCTGCATTAACTGCTGCACCAGCTCCACCACCGACAGCACCAGCAGCCATACTTTCAATAATGCGTTCAACATTATCAGCAGTCAGCAGCTTCTCATCAGTGTTTGCTACAGTATTAAGAACACTAAGCAACTCCTGTCCACCTTCCTGCAGGGCTTCTTGAGGGATATTTGTAAGCAATTCCTTTGCTGATCTCTTAACAGTTCCAGTAGAACCCTTACTCAAAGCATCTACAAAAGTATCTACCAACTTACTGTTACCACCAGCAAATTCTAATGATGTTGCCAAAGCACCAAACAGCAATGCAGTCTCAGGTGCGTCAATGCCCTTCTCTTGTAGCAACTCAGCGTACATGCCACCAGACTCAAGGGGCATAACTGATCCGGCAATACCAACCTTGCCACCAAACTTCTTCAGAGCTTGGCCAGTAAGTTGCTTTCTTACCTGAGCTTCTGTCAAATCTCCAATTCCACGTTTGATTGACTGCTTGACAGCTTCATCAATTCCTTTCTTAAGAATTGTTCTACCTGCCAACCCTCCGGCAATAGTACCTGGGCCTGGAGCAACAACAGATCCTATACCAGCACCGATCGCAGCCTCAGCCATACTTGGAACAAGTTCACCTAAGGTTCCTTGAGCCCAGTCAAGAGCACCACCAATACCTGTCTTGCCAGTATAAATATCTTTAAAGGAATGTTTTTTAGGATATAATTTTGCTTCTTCAATATTCCTATTATATCCTTCCATGCCAAAGTCTTGCAAACTCTGGCCAGCAGATTCAGCACCAAGCTTTTTCAATCCAGAGCCTGCAAGTGCAGTAGCACCATATGCAGATGCTTGAAGATTCTGAAGTCCTCTCTTCACTCCAGGTATAAAATCAGAATCGGTTGATGCAGCAACAGGATTATTTACTGATTCAGCAGCACCAAACATCTTAGCAAATTCGTCTGATTCATCTGCACTACTATTTCCAAACATCTTATCAAACTCATCCATCATATTTCTCCATTAGCTATTTTCTGAAGAATAACTTCTCTAGTAATGTTTGGATTAGCTTTAATCAAGGCATTAATTTTATTTCTTTGTTCAGGATTAACTTGTGGGACTGAAGTTGTTTGCTGCCCTGGTGTACCATCAACATATCCAGTTCCTTTATCATTTGGAATTAAAACTCTCTGTCTCTTGGCCATTCCAGAAGGATCAGTCGGATCAGGCTCTTCAATTACCATAGGCTTTAAGACACTTTCTTTAAGCGGAGGATTCTGCAACACATCACCTTGAATACCTCGCAATTTATTTTCTGCAATAACTCCCTGCTCATCAATCCGATTCTTATCTGCATCAAGAGAAAGTTGATCTCTTGCAATCTGGTTACGGTCTAAAGTAGAAAGGAAATTTGCCCTATTAACATCTCGATCTGCTTCAGCATTTACTATTTGTGCATCAGCTCGAGCCTGTCTACTTTGTAATCCTCGTACAAACATTCCACCAATACTATCATCTACAGGTGCTTCCTTAGTTATTGGATTTACTCCAAAGAATCTACCACGAGGAGAATCTCTTCTTGCTGCTTGCTGCTCAAAATAATCATCCCAAGTTGGTTGCTGCCTACCTGATTGATTTATATTTCTTAAATTGATCTTTCCTTTATCATTCCGATTATATGAAAGAGTGTTTCCACCAATATCATAAGTGACTATGTCTCCATCAGTTGCTACGGTCATCTTGCCTAACTCTGCATCTCGCTGTGCATTAGGAATTTCTTTAAGTTTAGGAAAATTTGAATTTACATTTACTGGAGGCTGATATAATGAAGGTGTTTTTGGTTCACTTAAAGGAGCTGATTGAATCATTGACTTTTGAATATTTTGTGGATTACTTCCGCCATAAAATGATTCGCTATTCGGATCGCCTGGAGTTATTGGAGCTTGTATCTTTTTTACAGGTACAGGAACATTCCAAGCCTTACCTGTAAATGCTTCATCCGTAGTAGGAAGAAGAGCTAACTTTTTTTTCTTTTTTTCTTCTTCAATTTGATTCAAAGCCATTTTAGCCTCGCAGATTAATTTTATTATTCAAATGCACTAACAGATTGAGAAACAATACTGTTCAAAGACATCAAAGCAGCTTGTGCAGTCTTTGCAAAAACATCCGCAGCAGCAGCAAGTGCTTGAACATCAACTTGACTATTCTGAGTAGCATTATCTCGCCTATGTTTATAAACATCAACTCCTGCACCAAGCTCCGCAAGTTTTGACTGCAATATCATTTGATCGCGATTCTGTCGTGCTCTGTACCAATCTGCAGCAGCACTCATCATCTTAGCCTTAATATCTGTATTTAAGGCTGCAATCCTTGCTGCTGCATCGGGAGCTACTGCCAGAGCCCGAATATAATCAATTGCTGCCTGCATAGCTGCCAATCTAGATTCAATAGCCTTCCCTATGGCAAACTTAATAGTCTCTATAGCTATCTCAATTTGTTTCACAGCAACTGTTGTTGTAGCAACACCGATCCTGCCTGCCTGTTCAAATGCTGCCTGGTTAAGATCATAAACCATTGGGCCTTGAACAAGTGAGAATCCCCTCGCAGCATATCCAGCAGCTATACCATTAGAAACTCTCTGCCCATCCTTAATAATTCTATCTCTTTCACGCTGAACTATTTGATCTTCAAGTGCTGCAGGAATTCCAGTTCCTCCGTTAGTAATCGTGTTTACTAACCAATTTGTTGCTTCGTCAAAAGCATCACTTGCCAACGGATAATAGGTGGCAAAAAAGTTTGCCAGTTGAGCAGATAAAAGTGCAATTAATGCATCACGTTCTGCTTCATAATTATATGTGGCATCATCTACTGTTGGTATTTCTGGCTCTACTGCATCAACAGTAAATCCTGTAGTAGTTGCTGGTGGAGTAACATAAAAACCCGCATTACTGTTAATAAGATCTTCTGCAGCATCTTGAGCCGACTCAGTTGATGTATTTGCAGTAGCAATGGCATTTTCAATAATTTGATTTACAATCTCTGCCGTGGTAGCCATTAAATTCTCCTATTTAACTGCATGATTTCAAGCATAATATTTTCAAGATCAAAATTATAACCATTATTCGTAAGTACATAATTCCAGTAATATCCAGAAAGTCCACTTCCCATATTAACACGTTGCTTTGTCATTGTAGTACTTGAATCTTTCATTTCAAATGTACGAGTTTGTCCATCAGCTTCAACTGTTAATGAAAGTTTTCCACTTGAACTTAGTCCTAAATAAGCAGAAGTAACTCTCTTCTTATAAATTGAGCCTAAATCAGTTTTACCGAAATCAACCAGTGCATCTATTTCAATTCCATTATCAGTATCTCCAGTTAATTCATAAATACCATCTCTTGCTATACCATAGTTTTTACCTTCATATGAATAGAAAGAAAGATATCCATAATTATCATATTGACTGGTTGCATTAGTATCCATGTTAACTACCCAAACTCTAGCAGTAGTATCAAGTGCAGCAACATTATTAATTGTTGCAGTAGTACCAGATGTAGCAATAACTACATCATCTGTTATTATAGAAGTATCAAACGAAGCAAGAAATGATCCAATAACTGTAAAGGTGTTAGTCGCCTGCATAGAAGCTAGCAACTGAGATATGTATATATGACTTCCAGTAATAGTATCAACGATCTGCCCTGAATTATCAAGCACGACAACAAAAACTGGCCGTCGACCAAATGCATCTAAAGTATAACAGAAACTATATAACTTGCGCTCAAATGGAGTAGCATCATAGATACCAGAAGAAACAAGTGCCGGAAACTCAGCCAAGCCTTCTCCATATTCTCCTTCACCACCCTTAGCAAGCATTGCAGGAAAATCAGCATCGCCATCAAGATATGAGATAGTACCAAGGATGCCTGAGGATACCATTTTGGGGAATGAGACAAATCCGTAGTTGGTTAGTACAGGCACATATAGCCCACCTTCGGCATAGGATTGCATTGAGGGAAACGATGCATCTCCTGCTCCATAGTTAGTAATATCTCCACCAAACCCTGCCAGTGGTGGAAACAATGCATAGCCGTAATTGCTTGCTGCCGTGGCAACCATCTCACCAACACCGGACATAGTGACATTTGCCGTCTGGGGATTGGATAATGTTAGCGATCCAGTGCCTGTCATCAGCACTTCATAATCCTGGATTGTCAGTGTTCCATAACCTATCATTAGACACTCCCGTACTGGATCTCGCCAGTCCTAAAAATAGCAGATGTTACCTTATCACCTGCTGTATATAGATAGCCGTAAGCATAAAGAGGAAGCAACCGAGATGCAGTTGGAACGGTGCTAGTGTGAACGACAGAATCCGCGTCGGTCTTTGCCATGTAGACAATCATATTGTCAGGTTGCCGATAGATCCTGATCTCCGTTAGTTCGGTCTGCACAGAGAACATGGTCTTTACCATCGCCCCGTTTTCATATACTCTCACTCCGTTCTGGTCACAGATGATTCCGTGCGAGAACCTCGCCACTCCTGCACCCTCCATCCCTTTGCTGGCGATACTGATACAAGCACTCGTCACCCCGGACGCTGCTGTGAATTTGATGAACGTACCTACCGCAAGAGGATTGATCGATCTCGCCCAAGTATTCCAACCACTGTTAGTCAGTTGCAGTAGTTCCTGATAGGTAAGCGGATCGTCTGCACTGTTGGTCGCCTCTTGCGCCGGCATAGTGGTCTCGACAGTATACGTCGAAGTTGGGACGGTCTGATCCCTGATATACGGAACGCCATCATTGAACGTCCCAGAGTAGACATCCGTAAATGAAGTATCATACCCATCAACCATTTCAATATCAAATAGTTCCCCCCACGATTCTCCATCCTTACCCTCTTGATAAATCCACTTTGTCCTATCTTCTTGAAGTATTCCGTCTATTATAGCATCATAATTCTTCTGATTGAATCCAGTAGAGTCTTCTGAAAGAGTTTGTGTGGGTTTAGAATATTCATATTCTACAAAGTGGTACAGCCCATATCCCACGAACCCCACCCAGAACGCGAGGTAACTGCCATCTGGATACGAATATATAGGCACCCCCAATTGACTCTTGCCCTGATACCAGACAATTTTATGGTGGTTGACCCTCGCCTGCATATCAGTGACCGTACCATCCCAATCACTCGGATATAAGGATCGCATCATGTCATTTTCCTGCGCCGTTGTGGCGAGATAGATGCCTTTCTTTCCTGTCCTCTCTCCGTCAGGTGGAGCATCTCCAATAAACCCGTCAGGGTAGAAAATCCCTCTATCCGTCATGGTATAGCCAGTCACCAGTCCACCAGTTTCATCTATCCACTGGCCATTAGCCAGTTGAGTCCAGCCATCAGGGATATAGTAATAGGTCAAGGTGGACTGTCCAGATGTGCCGGTATTCGTGGAGGTATACCCTTCAGTTCCAGCCGTACCACCGTAACGAGTAATAAGTTCATACTTATAATCCTTTATCAATATGCTCATGGCATTCCTATTGCGTATTTATCATAAGGCCCAACCGGACTTTGTGGGACAATTGGAGGACACTGATAAGCAGCGAGAGCATCTGCTCTTGAATCGTCACCGTAAAGTCCAATAGCAAAGTTGTCAGCGGATCCAACTGAGAATGGTAGTTCACCCATCACCTGCCACAAATCTGTGCTTTCTGCTTCCTCATCAGTTGCTGCTGTCCAATTTAGTGAAGCAAATGCGTACTTCTCAATTGCATCAACGGTGTGCTTAACTACTCCGATTAAGAATATCCTCTCAGGCGTGACTATGCAAGGACGGACACTGATAAGTTCTACTCCTTCAGGGCATCCAGGTAACTGAGTCCATCCTATAAAAGGTGAACCGTAATGAACGGATTTAATCCGCCCCCTGACTTTATTACAGACACACAAGTATAACGGAACCGTTTCAAATGTCCCTGCGTAGGTGATATCAGGGCGTACTCCAGTTTCATCTACTAATGGAGTTGCTGTAATATTCGCATAAAGAATATCAGTAGGGACAGAAAGACTTACTGTAAACAATCCTGTCGGAGTAAACTTAACCGATCCATACTTTCGTGTCCAGGTATATATATTTCCATCATGTGCATGGAACATTACCGAGTCATAAGGAACTGTAAAATTAACATTCGGATATGCACCAGCAACTTGTTCAAACATCCTTTTTGCATCGAACCAGCTAGCTGTAAGATCAAGCGTTGTTAAACTGTCAAGTGTTGCAAGAAATTGATTTGAATTTACCAGATGTACATTGTTTCCAACTGTCATTGAGTAAAATAGCCTCCACTTCTCGTCTTCTGTATGAACTCCATAATACTCAGATGCCTCGCAGGTTTCCGCCCCAGATGAGAAAACATGGCATGATGCATTCACAGCATGAAAAAATGTTCCTTCAAAAGCATACGATCCAAGCGGTTCACATGAACCATCATTCTCTGAAGTGCTGAGTATAATTCTCAAATCTTCAGGCATTAATGTATTAAGGATTTCACTAAAATAAATATTGTCTGCTGTTCCAGTAAGGACATCGAAGTTAAACCCCACTGTTTTTACAGGAGGACTTCCAACAAAATCGTATAACCATGTACTGTGAAAAGAAGTGTATCTGTCTTCCCCAGTCTTTTGATAAATCCTCCAAGGTGTATAAGAGTTTTCATATTCAATATGCTTGGCAATGCAATTCATCCGGCTTGCCTGACTACCATTAGCAATGTAGAATGAAGTGTTTTTTTCAAAAACTTGTCGCCACCAATCAAACGTCCCATCTCCTGCAAGATCATACTTCATCGAATCAGAGACAATTACGTTGAACAACTCGCCATGGAACGGAAGAAGCACCGGCCTGCAGGAGTAGTCTTCGGTCCACACAGTATCAGGTCCCTCAGTATCTCCGTCTATGAGTCCATACGGAGATAGACTTACCGCAGGCAAGAATTTAACTGGATAATACCCTGTAGATGGACCAATGGAGCCGTTGAAGAATGTCGTAAAATCACCAGCAATCCCCAGATCTTTGAACATCACATATAGGTCCTGTGCAGGATTGAATCCACTTGCCCAATAATCAGCTACGGCTATCTTGATACCATCCTGTGTCGAGCAGGCCACTACTGCTCCCATCGGGGCAGTCACTCTCCCGCCGTCGATGTCTCCGAGTTGCCATACCTTAAATCTGAACCCATCCCATACCGGACAGGCTGAAGGAATATCCATCTCCTTGATCTGAGCAAGCTTCTTCTTGGCGAACCATCTGCGCTTCAGGCTGCGATCACCATCAAAGGTAATCATTCCAGTATCTCAGTCTGGCCTGAGAAATTTGTCCAAAATTCGACAGGGACAGGAGTAAATCCGTAAGTATTCAAATTAAGTGTATTTGTTCCAGGCTCTTTTAATATGTAAAAAATTTCGGAATCTTCATTTGCAAAAAAGCCAGCAATCCGTGCACCTCCAATATCAGTTATATCTGTTTCTGTATATGTGGACAAATCCCAGGCTGTTGAAAAATCCACTCTTATTAAGTTAGCAGTACCAAAATTTACTGCATACAATCGTCGTCCTGTCGGAGACATAAAAAGATTAGGAGCAAATCCTCCAGAAAAGAAAGTAAACACATCTACTTTCACAGCTGTTTCTATATCAAAGGGACTAGACAGCACATACTTAGTAATTCTTAAGCCCCCACTACTGGTATCCACTGACAGAAAAAGAGAAATACCATCAGCTGTAATAAAACCTGAATGAATCCAATTTGAGCCTGTACCAGCAGCATCAGAGAAATATTTCGTGTGTACATGCACAGCAGTTGATAAATCCCCAGACAAAGAATACTGATATACATTAAAAACCCCATATGACAGCCTTTGACAAATATATATATTGCTGGAATCTGGTGCAAGAAAACATGATTGCAAATATGTAGTTGGAGACAATGTATTAGCTGTAAATGTAGCTGTGCTTATATTCCAAGGGATAGAAAAGCTTAATTCTCTCACTCGTTCAGGTGATAGAGACTGGTATACAATATATGCCATTGTTCCTGTACTATTAAACGAAAGAGAGTACCCGTAGCCAACCCCTAGGTTTTTGGTTGCAAGATATGTATAGATATCAGCCATTATTCAGCAGGATCTCCAATGGAATATGAATTAATGGGTTGCACTACTCCTGAAGTCATGTAAGCATTGGCAATGATCAAGTCCTTGCCAACTGTACCTACTGTACCTTGTACTCGTTTTTCAGTTGTACTCAGTACTCCTGTATCGGTACTGAGAACTCCGCGATAAAAAGATGCATACCCAGAAGCAACATTCGTTCCAGTCCATGTCTCAGCCGCAGCCTTGGCAATTACTCCAGCAGATGGCGTACCAAATGTACCCCCAGTACCTCCGCCATCTACAGAAACAATGCAAAGCAAGGTAGCCGAACCAATAGCAGCGTCTGCTGTAGCAGGAATAAGTGCATCAGCTGCAGCTTGGCTAGTTGCTGAGCCATAAATCTTAATGAGAAATCCGCTCATCCCCGCAGCAAACGACCCAGTGCCAAGACGATAATTCCGTAACCCTGTGCTGATTTTAAAAGAACCCATTATTCACCTCAATCCAGTGCGGCGATGATTTCGCCAATTTCAAAAGTTAGGGGGCTAGCATTGCTGATCGACCTTGAAGTAGTAAGAACACCATACATGATACAGTTTCCCGCAGTAGCCGCAGTCCATATACTCACATGCGTAACCGTATATGTTCCTGCCGCAACTGCTGGTGTGAATACAACCTGCGTCGTGCTAGCAGATGATCCGGTGGTAGATGTCCCCATCGTAACAGCCTGTCTCACATAGTCTGCATCGGTGCCAACGATCATCTCAGCAACCGCCCCTGTCTCAGTTGGGTCTGCGGTATGGATAGCAACGAACCAAGCTGTAGGTCGAGTCACCGAATCAGTATTAAATGCCCAGTTGATAAGGAGATTTTCTCCATACGTAGTAAATGACATAATTCCTCCTTATGCCGAGACGAGTGCGAACCCGATCGGAACTCGCAATGCACCAAGATTGGCCATAGTAAATGGAGATGCAAAAAGTGCAGCAGATACCAGTAATCCTGTATCTGTTCCTCGTGTTAGTCCAGTCGTAATGAATGCCCCTCGTATAGTCGCTGCTCCAGTAAATGCAAACTCATTCGGTGATGCCGAAGTAGTAATTGATCCAGCTACAGGAGCGGGTAAAGTCAATGTCAATCTGTTTGTTCCAGTCGTAGTATAACTAGTATTCTCCCCACAGGCTGCCATGAAGGTCGTCATTGTATCAGTTGCCAACGGAGTATAGTTGTTCTCGAACAGTGAAAGATAATACGTTGAATATTGACTACCCCCTCTCAATGCAGCATTGAGCATGTATGTGATCATGTCTCCAGGCATAAGATTATGCATCTCTTGCTGAGAAATAATCTGCCCATCCTCGTCAATCTGTGTCGGAGTATAAACAAATCCGACTTTATAATCATTATTCATTATGCCTCTCTTCGAATTTGTTCAGCAGTTATCCAACTATTTGCTGCCATAGCCGACATTGATGGATTATTCAAACTTGTTATAGCCTGTATCATACCATTTTCTTCACTAATCAACATAGCTCCTTTATTGCTGTAATCTGAGGCTACTTGATCTTCCTGCATGTTTTTTATTTCTCCTCCGTTTCCTGCCATAATTAATCCTCGTGTTGAAAACCAATAAACATTTTTATCTGCTCGCTTTTGCCCAGTACCAAGTGACGCACCATAATCAAGTTTAGTTAATTGCTGAAAGTTCTCAGGACCACTTCCAGCAAAGAAATAAGTTTTATCCGCAACAATCCAAACTCCATCATCTACAGGCTCAATTACAGTTATATCATCAGTGAATTGAAAAACACTATTACTTAATTGTGAAACAAGATCAGTTGAATATGATTCAGTTACATAAAGTAAATTATCTTTTGCAATCAAAAGTCTACCATTATGCTCACGTATGATTTGTCCAGCAGGTGGTTTTGTCATAAATAAAGTTTCAAGCACCTTTCCACCATCATAAGCTAGTGTAACTGAATAACTTAACGTTCCAATCGCAACATCTCCGCACTGATAAAAGACTTGACCATTCGCAGTAGTCATGTATAAACGAATTCCAATAACCTGACTATCACTAGAAGATGGAAGATTTGTAAAAACAATACTACTATTTTCTGCAACTGAGATAGAAGCAATATCACTTGCACCAGATTCATTGCCAAGTGCATCGTAAAAAGTCAGACAACATAAATAAACTCCTGTACCAAATATTCCAGCAGAACTATAAACTACTGGAGCAGAAGGATTACTCATGCCCCAGTTTTGTGATACACCATTTAAAATCTTTTTTCCTACCAAGCCATCACTAAAAAATAACTCATTATTGTGTTCATAATGAGCAAAAGTATCACCAAGTATTCCACCTGAAATATCAGTCTTTGTCCAATCAGTATTGACTTTTTTAAGTGTTGTACCTTCAACAATAAATTGTCCTTGTGAACAAGCAAAGCCATATTTTATATCAAATCCAGCACATCTCTTTGTGCTGCCATTCCGCATTTTAATCTTACCTGCATTAGTAAAATCAACACTCACAGCATTTCTAACCATCGTACTTGAATCTTCTGAATTAACTGGCAAAGCATGATCTTCAGCACGATTATTCATGCCTTTAAAAGGCCCAAGTGCAAGTTTCATTTTAGCTCCTTTTACTTAAGCATAAATCCACGAGTATAAGATGGAATAGTTAGTTCAAGAGTTCGCATGGATTCAAGAAAAAATCTTTTATACTTAAGCGTATTTTTCATTTCATCATCTTTATCATCTTCAAGCCTTTCATATGCTTTCCATGCACCAAAATTAACCAATAGCGATTCTTGCAAATGCTCTGGAAGTCCATCAGGAGTATCAGCATCATTAACCATGTTTACTGGTTTTCGATAATAGTGTAATGTTACTGTTTCACTACTTGTAGGAATACCTTGATAATACAACCTTCTACCATGTTCAATTACTTCAGAAATTTTACCTGACTTATTTAACAACGGATAAATTTCTGCAAATTCAATAAATGATTCTGCTATGTCAATTTCACTTCCAGTAGAGGATGATACAAACTGTAAGTCTCTATGAAAATTAGTTGGCATGTTTACATAAGCATCACTTGTAGAAGTTGCAACTGTATCTATTGTAAATAAATTAGGTAAAGGTGGTGTAAGTGAATTCGGTAATGGATTATCAATTCCATCCATCAGTGAAGGCATTCCGCCTGCAATTTCATAAACACCTTGATTGATAAAATCGCCTAAAAAGTCATATATTGCAGGATTATCAATAAGAATATTTACTCTCTCTATCAATGATGCAAAAGTATGACTAGATGGTGTTACTGCAATATCTCCATAAAATATCTGAAGATTATCATCATCAGACATAGAAGATGTATCATATGCTAAGGTAAAAACTTTTCCAACAAGTGTTCCAGTATTTACAGATGAAGTTGAACTATAAATAATAATTTCATCTGTACTATTAATTATAGCTTCAATTTTATCTTCAGCTACAGTGTCAGTGAAAGTTACTGTGCCTTCGCTGGCATCAAATACATAATCAGTTCTAAGCATTAGAAGAGCTCCAATATTTTATTATAAATCATCAGGAGTAATTGGAACAGTTATAAAATTTTCCTCAGGTTCAGGCCTATGCACAGGCACACTTTGCTTCTCACCTAACGGTTTTGGATCAGTATAGTGCGGATGCTTTTCTTCCCAACAAGTATCAGCACAAACAAACAGCTTATCCCAAGTCATTCGACATTCAGATGCATATCGTTGGAATCCGCATTGATCACAGATTACTAAATAATCACCAGGTTTATATGACATTATTCAAAAAGCTCCCATGCTTGTTGATAAAATTCATTCCAAGTTTGTCGATGTGGTTTCCCTGGTCTCCATGCCTCAATGTATTGTTCCCAGGATCGTTCATATTCGTCTTTTTGAGGTAGAGTATCTGGCAGGGTCCAAAGTAGCAGGCGGGCATAAACCGTGGCCAGGGCGTCGTTATGCTCGATTGCATTGTAGCTGGTATCGAGATCGAAATCATATTGCAATCGATCAAGGGCATCGCGGATTAGCGGGCTGGTGCGGTGATGATGGAGTAGGACTCCTGCCACACCACCTTTCTTCTCGAACTGATAGAATCCTCTAGCTGGTCCACCAATCTGGCGACGGTGAATGAATCTTGATTCCTGCATCCCAATAGTAAGCAGCATTACAATAGCCGCTGGAGAACTCATTTGTTTCGGAAGTAAGGCCAAGCCAGGATAGATAACAACTTGCAAAGCATCAGAAATTTTCATTTAATTATCCTTGAATAATTGTCTTCTTCGCAAAGGCACACTCACCACCACGTTTCATAAATACCTCAGCAAAATCATCAAGGTCCATTACCCAGTATCCATTACGCAATAAGTTCCAATCTGGCCATGAATTTGGACCACCAATAATATTTTGATGAAGATTAATAAAAGTTCCCGCAGTACAATGTCCACCAACTACTTCACCACCAGGAGTACTTAATCCATCTACTTCACGAGGATACATCATACCCTCAGTCCATTCTAGCCCAAGTATCGCAGAACCATAATAAGCAATACCACGAATAACTTCATCAACTGTTCGTGCTCGACAATATGATTCAATCAAACCTTCTTGCTTTGCAGTTTGCATTACTGTTGCAAGTGATGTTCCATAACTAATTGGCTTCGATCCTGGTCTTTCTGAGCCTGGCCATTGATCATTATCTTGACACCTAAAATAAAACTCAAGAGCCCATTCATCTCCAAGAGTTCTTATTCCAGGTTCATGTTCAAGAAAGGCTGCAAATCCAAACCCACCACAGGCACTCCATTTATCCTGATTAAGCAAAGGCTCTTTGAATTTCTTTACTCGATATTTGCTAATTAATTCTCGATATCGAAGATCAATACCATCATCAATCGGTGGTACAGCAAGAAGATTTGAAGCAAGTGGATCAGATTGAAATATAAGTCCACAACGAGAATCTTGAGTTTCACTACCATCTTTAAGTAACATATTACCTCTGTATTTTTCTAATTTCTTCAATGAGAGTAGCTAAGTTATTTCGTTGATCATCTTTCACTTCTTCAATTGATTTTTCAATCGAACCAAATCTTGCTGCTCCAGAAGAGAATCTTTCAGCAAAAATTTCATGACACTTAGACTGTTCTCCTAAACATACTGTTCGTGTAATAAATCTTGGCTCACCATCAGCCGCTTTAAAAATAGTAAGAATATCTTTTATTGCACTTCTTAATTCAGCTATATCTACATTTTGTGAACTAATGGCAGTCTTAACTAAAACTACATCTGCTTTTAAATTATCTACTTCTATAAACTTTTTATCATGGTCATTTAAACGTTTATCGCTACTTTCAATTCTTCCAGAAGATTTTTCTATTTTTCTTCCCAATCCAACTAATGAAAGAATCCAACCTAATATAACACCAAGGCCTGCAACACCTCCGATTACAGCCCAAAAACCTCCATTCTCCGGCATTTATATTTCCTTTTCATCTTGATAAAGAATATCTTCATTATTTGGTAATCGAGTATCCAATATTCTCGCCCAGTGATTATTTCTCGCATTAGCTAGTCTTCTTAATCTATCTTGCACAACAGGATTATTTAGTGGATCAGCATCTTCCTTCCGATTTTTTGAGAACCACGAGAAAAACAGCAGTCCCATAGTACTGACTGCCGATAGATAGATGCCGCTGACAGGAATCAAAGTTTTTATCTTTGGCCATACATTCATGTCGGCTGCCATGATGAGAGATACACAATTCAGGAAAAACCGTCCATTAGCTCCCACGAAGGTACTCAATGTTTTTGCAGAACATGCCCACTCCACATCATGACAAAATCCAGCAGGACTAAGACTTACTGTCCCAATATGATCAGGAACAATCTTATCCCCAAGGCCTTGACCAGCACCACAGAACGTCGGCCATTCTTCAGGAGGCAAATCATGAGGCCATAGAGACTCAAGAAAATCAGGTATAGTAAGATCAGCACCCCAATATGAAATCTTAACAAAATTCATTTCTTCCTCCACACCCACGGCTGTACCGGAGCAGGACCAGACCACAGCCCCACCCGATTGCCTGCAGAAATACCTTGTAGCTTTTCCCAGGCCTGACAAAACGACTTCTTACAATACTGTGGATAAATCCAAGCATAACCTGCAAGCAAAAGCTGTTCCTGCA